TTTGACTACGATTGTGTATTTGCTATCTGACCACAAACCCGGAGGCAGTAAGTCAGGGTTCTCTTCTAAAAACTGCTTCAAGTTTGCTTGGTGCAGTCGTTGTTGCAACAACCCAAACGCACCATGTTCTTTAATAAACTGATACATTGAACCCCAGTCATTCGTGTTGAAGTTGGTTGTTACCTTGCGAATGATTGTCCCTTCATTTGTACGCATGCTGGATACATCAAGTGACTTACACATCTCAAGCATTTCATTTGAGATTGCTTCAAGCTGATCATTAAAATCGCCAAGCTCTTGCTTGTGACGTTCAACTGTTGTTTCCTTGGCGTCGCGTATCTTAATGTAAATCTTTGCCAGCTCTTCGGCTGATACTTTTGGTGCTACATTTTCCATGAATTACTCCTGTTGAATTGTTATTATAAATAACTTTTTTACTTTGTCAAGAAGTTTCTTCGATCTCCTGTCGATAAAGATCAATTATTTTTGTGTGGTTGTCGATGTTTGCGCTAAGCATCTTGTACAACCGCTCTTCCACTTCACTGCCCTTTACATGTACGATAGTCATAGCATTCTTTTGTCCCGGGCGGTTGATACGCGCATTGGCTTGCAGGTACGTCTCAACTGACATCACGGGGGAATACCATATAACAATGTTAGCTGCGGTAAGCGTGAGACCATGCGACGCTGCCTGAGGCTGGATGATAAGCACCTTGACCCGATCCGTATTCTGAAAGTCATCAACGATATTACTTCTGCGGTTAACTGGTACTGCGCCGTTGATTATTTCGCTAACGATATTGTTCTTAGTCAAGTACGTTTTGAGCAACTCAATCGTGTGCGTGAACGGCACAAACACCAGTACTTTGTGTGACGACTCTTCAATCACTTCAAGCACAACCTGTAAGCGGTTAGACACATCAAACTCAACGACTTCCTTGTGGTCTGTGTAAACTGCACCACCGGATATTTGCAACAGCTTGTTCATGTTCGTTGCTGCGTTAGCTGAACTGATCTCCTCACCCGCTGCCTTCATGATCATATCGTTCTTGAGCATGCGGTAAAACTTCCTCTGTTGCGAGGTAAGCGGTGCGTCACGTTCAACGTGAGTTACCTCAGGCAAATCCAAGCATTGATCTCTCTCAAATCGTATCGCTGGTTGCAGCACACTATGCACTACAGCTTGCGCATTAGGTCGGGATACCCAACGAAACATACCAACCTTGTACATGACCTGATCCCTGAACTGACCAAAGAATGGCGCAACGCCGTTAGGGTTAACAAGTTTTGCTAAACCAAACGCATCTACTGGCGATTGTGCTGCTGGTGTACCGGTAAGCATCCACAGACCCTTAATCGTTTTGTTTAAATCACGCATGACCTTCCACCGTTCAGTTGTTGAGTTCTTATACGCTGACGCTTCATCAATGACGATCAAATCAAACCCACTTTTCGCCACATCGTCTTTAACGATAGCCAACCCGTCAAAGTTAATAATCACAAATTCTGCATCGCTTTTTATAATTTTGGCGCGTTTCTTCCTGTCGCCATAGGCTATGTCGCAAGTGCGGTGCATCGCAAACTTAAACAAGTCGTTCTGCCATGCTGACTTCATAATCGACAGGGGACACACCACCAGCACTCTACGCACTACGCCGATATTCATAAGATAATCAGCGGCCCAAATGACTGAAGCGGTTTTACCTGTACCTTGCTCGTTAAAACAAAATGCCTTGGGCCGTTCAGCTAAGAAGCTTGCTGTTACTTTCTGATGTGCAAAGGGTGTGAACTGTCCGGGCCAGTTGTAATCGTTCATTTCTTTTTGCGTTCTCTCGCGCTAACCTCAGACACTAAGTTGTGTTTTGAGTCACGTTTAAATGAACGGTTGCTGTTTGAATCTTCAACCCGTACGCCGTCTTTGAGCGAGCCACCTTTGTCGATAGCTTTTACATGCGCTGCGTCTTTACCGTCACCCTTACTTAGCTTGCCTTCTTTCGTCAGCTTTCTACGGGCTTTGTTACGCTCGGCACGTTCTTTAATATGCTCGGGTTTACCCTGATATGTGGCATATTCTTGTTTGTAGTCACGGGGCTTTGTCATTTTCACTTCCTTTTTCTATGGTGTACACACGTATCCACAGGGCAAAAACCGCACAGTGGACCTGAAACTGGATTCCAGACCTTATTGTCTAGCGCCGCTTCAAGTCGGTCAAGCTCAGGCTTCATAGCATTTAGGTATCTTTCTTTGTAAAAACTATGATGCTCTTTCTTAACAAACTCACCGCTTACTACAAACGCCAATGCTGACTTAATTTCAATCACATGGGGAAAGTGCAAGAACACCGCTGCCGCCAACAGATCAAGCTGCTTAGTATCTGCATACTTCGCATTTTTACTGGTCTTGTAATCAGCTAAGTACGCCCTGCCGCCATCAATAATCACCAAGTCAGCAATACCATGCCACCAGTAGTTAGGTGCGTCAAACTTGCAAGCTATGAATTTGCCCTTGTGTATGGCGATACCCATCTCAAGCTCACAATGCTTCTCGCCCTTAATGTTTTTGAACGCCTCAAGTATCGGGCGCATGTAGGCAAACTTTTCAGGTACATCCACACCGTCACGGATGTATTCTTCTGCCGCCGTATGTACAAGTGTGCCGTAGTGTGCAGCTTCACCTGCCTCATCAACAACGTCTTTAACAATTTTTAAGTGGTAATACTTTTTCGGGCATTGCTGAAATGTCTTCAGGCTGCTGTACGACCATTGAACGCTCATTTTTCTGTCGTCTCAATTAGTTTTTGTAGGTAGTGCTGTGCTTTACGCAAGTCAGCCATGCCACCCTTCTTCTTGTACCTACTGACGTACTTGATGATGTTGCCTTCCAGATAGCCAAGGTCGTTTGCAATGATAAAGTCCCAAGGCTGAATCTCGGTCTTGTAATGGTCGCCGCCAACCTGCACAGCGTTTGCATCTTGTCCTTGCTCAATGATGTCTTTAATCAGTAGCGGTGGGTGCATTTGCAGACCTCCTACGCTTAGGTTTAATAGCCGTGATGCCCATTTCAGGTTCAGGTTCGGCGTTTGCGTACTTTTCTTCAATCATTGCGTCTGCAAATTTGTATGCGCCTTTAGTGCAGACTTCTATAGGTATACCTCTTGCTGCTGCAAGCATACCCATCATTGCCAACCCTGCAAACAAATCTCTTAGGTCTTCATCGTTCATTTTGTTTTAACCCCTGTACAGCTTCGGCAAGTTCTTGTATGGCATACCCAATACTTTGTGTTGGGCGATCCAAAGAAGCAATACTCTCAGCTATGCTTTCTAAACCTCTTTCTAATGCCGTAGCAATTTCTTGTAAACCTCCTTCTAATGCCGCAGCAATTTCTTGTAAACCCTCTTTGCTGTGCATTGCGTGACCTTCTATTGCGCCTACACCATTAGTAAGAGCGTCACCGTTACCCAAATGGTAAGCAGCTTTTATAATTGCCTGTGCTATATCGTCATATTGTTCTTTCATTTACTTTCTCCTTGGTTAAGTTCTTCTGTGCGTTCAGCGTACACCTGACCAAACAATTGGTTCAGCCCGGGCAACAACTCTTTGAGTAACTGCGCACGACTAATCGCCCCGCCTTTGCGCTGTAAGTCAGACGCCGTAAGTAACCGCTGCATCACTTCTTTGTTGAAAGTCCTTGGGCGTAATATTCTTCTTTCGGGGGCTTCAAGTTGTACATCATGCAATGTCAACAAATCAGTCCAACGCCCAACCTCAATAAACTCTTCAGGGTTTGTTTTCATGCGCTCAAGCAGCAACGCAACGCCTTTATTTAGTCTCATGCATACTCCTTAACAAGTGCGCTGATATAGCCTCTTTAGTTTTTTGCATCGCTTTGGCTAACTCTTTTGTATAGTCTTTCGACACTTGACGCATTGGGTCATGCTCACCTTGAAGCAACTCATTCATAACCGCGTTAGTAAAGCTTTCGCCTTTTTTACCTGTTGGGTAAGTACGTGCGTCATTTAAGTTAACTTTGTAATCCCTAAACAAACCACCCCATCGACTAAGCTCATACCGCTCAAGTGAAGGCATAAACTCATGAATATGTGTCTCGCGCCTTGCCCGTAATAATTCAACGCCCTTGTTCATCAGCACTCTCCGTAGCTTTTACCAACACCGCTTTCGCAATTCAACGGCAGCTCTTTTGCCCAATCAGGGCGTATGCGCATACACAACTCGACATACTCTTGTGCGGTCACGGCTTCATCTTCAGGTGCAACAATTGCAATCGCATCATGTACAGTCATCACCACTCGGTACTTCTTCGCTATACGTAGCATCTGCTCACCAATAATCGTGCGAGCTAAGCCCTGACACAGGTTCTCTACAACCTTACCGCCGTATATCTTGTTGGGTATGACTGCCTTACCCTTCTTTGTGTCATATACGTATTCGTCTCTACCATCTTCTTTGGTTTGCTTACGCAGGTTCGGGTACTTAATGTGTAAGCCGTTAGGCATACGTATACCTTTCTTGCCATCGACAACGACTACACCCTCACGCCCAAGGTCACACGTTTTGTCCTCTGCGATAGCGTCAAGCGCACGACCTGCTTGCCGCCATAGCTTTGTAATTGATGGATATGTGTCGCGGTAAACTTGGATGATTCGAGCCGCTTCAGCTTCTTCAATGTCCACACCAAAAGTTTTGAGTTGCGTCTTAAACTTAATTGCACCCATGCCGTAGCCAGCACCAAGAATAGTGGTCTTGCCAACGAAGCGTTCTTCTTTAGTAATTTTTGATTCCGCCTTTCCATAGATTGCAGAAGCCATGATTTTGTATACATCTTTACCATCCTCAAACGCTTGCACTAAGTCATCTTGTCCCGCTAACCATGCAACTGTGCGAGCCTCAATCTGTGATGAGTCTGAGTCAATCATCATGTAGCCTTTGGGTGCATGGATAGCACTTTTTAATAATGACGTACGCCCTAAATTTTGCATATTCACTTTGTCATCGCCGCCCCAACGCCCTGTGTGTGCAGCGTAATAACGTAACGGTATGGGCAGCTTACCTCGTTTAGCAATACTACTAAACCTTTCAGCCCTTGTCTCTTCCATCGTAGACTTAAGCCCTAAACGGGCCGCAACTAATCCTTGCACTCTTATACTTTCATGGTCAAGTAACGTTTTGAACCCTTCATCAGTCTTGGCAAACGCCCACGTTTCTTTACCTGTTGTGGAGCTAATCTTGCGCGGCGGTTCGACACCAGCATCTTTTAACGCAAGTGCAAATTGATCGTTACTCATTAGTGCATCACGGTTATTCATACCCACGGCTTCAAGCAATGTTTCTTTGCTAGAGACAAGCGCACTTAAATAATGTGTTAGTGTCATTTCGCACAACTCTAATACCGGTTCGCTATACATGCGTATGGTCAGATCAATAAGCCGCAGCTCAAGCGCAGGGAAGTCAGGTGACATGCAATCAAACAACTT